GCAGAGCCCCGCCCGCGCTTCAAAAATGAGGAGGAGCGGGAGCTACACAGGATCGGCATTTCGCGGCGGAAACACGCTCGCCTCATAAATGAGAATTACGGCCCTACCTCATTATATAGCACCCTCACGCTCGACAATGAGAGCGAAGTACATACATTCGACGAGGCCCGTCGTATTCGCGACCTCTACGTCCGCCGCCTGAAATACCACGCGCCGGACGCGAAGATCAATATTTACATGGGCCGCGGCAAGACGACTTTCCGCATACATTTTCACATGATTTCCGAGGGCGTCTCGGAAAAGCTGATCCGCGATCTTTGGGGCCTCGGCGACGTGTTGAGGATCGAGCACCTCAGAGAGCACAATTATTATAATGGTGTAGACTATGGCCGCGATTATACGGGCCTCGCAAATTACCTTTTCGATCATTGGACGCCGGAGCAGGGCGGCCACCGCTGGAAACAGACGAAGAACCTCAAGCGCCCGGAGCGCGAGGAGCCGACCGTCGTAAAACGGAACTACTCAGCGACGCGCCCTCCTCGCCCGCCGAAAGGCTATGTTTTAGTCGAGAGCAAAGAAACTCAATGGGGCTACCTCTACTTTAAGTATGTGTTGACGCCGCCGAAGCATGAGCGGCGCCGAAAACGACCGATTGAGTGATCGGCCTTTTATGGCCTTGTAAATGCGTAAAGTTTGGGAACGAAGCCCAGGGAAAGGAGTGCAAGCTATGAATATTAACGAGCTCGCAAAGGAAGTCCACGAGAACGCGGTCAATCATGGGTGGTGGGAAAAGCCGCCCTCTCTCCCGGAGGCCCTTTGCCTGATCCACGGCGAACTGTCCGAGGCTCTCGAGGAATACAGAAACGGGAGCCCTCTCGTCTATGGGACGTGTGCGCTCTCGCCGGACGATTGCGATTTTGCCCTCACTTGTGAGAACGTGGGCCACCCTGACGCCGGAGGAAAAAAGGCCGGAGCCTGCAAGCCGGAGGGGATCGCGGTCGAGCTGGCCGACGTGATCCTCCGAACCCTCGACCTCATGGCCGCGCTCGGGGTAGACGTTGACGCCGTTGTCATGGCAAAACACCGCTACAACCTCGGACGCGAATACCGCCACGGAGAGAAACGGATATGATAAATTATTTCAAAGCCGCCGAGAGATTGCTTGCACAGCGCGGAAACCTTGAGCAAGCACTCGAGAACCTCGGGCGGCGGCGTGAGCTTGCCTCCACTCAGGCAAGGGGCGAGAGAGATAATATCAAGCCTCGGCCCTATGCCTCGAGCGGCGGTATCAACGCGCATACCTCCGCCCGCCTGGAACTGGCCGAGATAAACCGGGAGATCGTAGCCACCCGGAGCACAATAGCGGAGATCGACCGCGTCCTCGCTCAACTGGACGACGCCGACGCCGAGCTCCTCCGTGCCTGGTATATCGAGCACAAGAGTAAAGAGCAGATCGCGGACGAGCTCTCGTATAGCTCCAAGACATCGATCTACGATCTCAGGAATAAGGCCGTCGCGGCCTTTGCGATTTTGTACTATGGGGCGGGGGCTCTCGCCTCCGTTTAGCCGCGCCCGGAAAATTGAAAAAAGTCTGTACGGACAAGACCGCGCCCTTGTGTTACGCTGGTAACGTGAAAGAGGGCGGGAAAGCCCGTCGCCGTGCGCCCTTTTCTGCCGAGGCCTTGCGCTCTATGCGTGAGACCGCCCGAGGCCGGGAGGGGCGCCTCTTTCGCACCATTTGGAGGCGAGCGTTTGAGAGAGTTTGCACGAGGTTTTTATCTCTCGAAAGAATGGCGCCGCACTCGCGCTTATATCGTGGCCCGGGATCACGGCCTATGCGTGAAGTGTGGGCGCCCCGGCGAGATCGTCCATCACAAAGAGCACTTGACGCCGGAGAACATCAACACGCCGGAGATCGCGCTCGGCGAGAATAATCTCGAGTTACTTTGCCGGGATTGCCACGCCATCGCCCACGCCTCCGACCTACCCACAGATCGCGGCCTCATGTTCGACGAGGAGGGAAACCTTGTCGAGCGTGAGCTTTTGTCATAAGCACAAGAACGAGCGACGGCGGCCCGCGCAGATCGCAGACGCAGGAAGTACACCTCTCCGCCACCCCCACGCCTCCCGGGTTATCCACAAGCGCCGCGGGAAATGTGGACAAAAAAGCGAAGCGGCGGAAATGAAACGCGATCCGCGGCGGAGTTCCGGCCTCGAGGCCCTCCCCCCACCTCGACACCCCGGGGATAGCCATTCCGAACCGCTTTCCACCCTCGTTTAGAACCCCCCGGGCGCATACATAAGGGGGGGTATAGCGCAAAAAGAGAGGAGGTTACACATCTAATGGCAAAATCAAAAATCCCCTATGGAAGCCTCTCTATCTCCGACAAAATCGAGGCAAAAAGAAAGAAAATTCAGCGCCTTTTCCGTGATCTACCCGCCGAAAGAAAGCAATTTGCGGACGGCCTGATCTATCAATTTGCCGTTACGACCGTCACTCTCGAGCGCCTCGTCGAGGAGATCAACGCGGGCGACCTGATCGAAGATTTTAAGCAGGGCGCCCAGCAGTTACGCCGCGAAACCCCGGCTCTCAAGAGCTACAATACGACGATCAAGTCGTTTACCTCCCTCTCGAAAAGTCTCCTCGACCTCCTCCCGGAGAAAACTCAGAAACAGGCCGGAGAGGAGCTTATGAATTTCGCCACGAAGCCCGCGGGAGCTGGTAAGCGGTGAATTACATTCTCGAGTATTGGGAGGAAATCGAGAGCGGAAAGGTAGTCACCTCCCGGCGCGTCCGTGCCGTTTACGAGCGCCTCGCCCGGGAAATCCGCGAGCCCGATCCGGCCTCTCCGTACTATTTCGACGAGGACGTCGGCGAGCGCCCGATCCTATTCGCGGAGCGGTTTTGCAAGCAGTCTCAAGGCGTGATCGGTGCCCCTCTCAAGCTCGAGCTTTTCCAAAAGGCCTATATTCAAGCCCTTTTCGGTTTCCTCGAGCGGGAGACGGGTTTCCGCAGATACCGCGAGACGATGTTTCTCGTAGGCCGTAAAAACGGAAAATCGACACTCCTCGCCGCGATTGCGCTCTATATGCTGATCGCGGATTATGAGGGCGCGGCGGAAATCTACTCCGTCGCCACCAAACGAGACCAGGCGAAAAAAGTCCTCACCGAAGCTATAAACATGGTGAAGCAGTCGCCGGAGCTACGGGCCGTCCTGAAAAAGCGGCGGAATGATCTCTATTTTCCGGCTACGGCCTCGACCTTTGAGGCCCTCGCCTCGGACTCTAACACCCTGGACGGCCTGAACTCTCACGCCGTAATCATTGACGAGCTCCACGCGATAAAGGATCGCGGCCTCTATGAGGTTATGAAACAGTCCACCTCCTCGCGCCGCCAACCGCTCGTTGTGATGATTACCACCGCGGGCACCGTCCGCGAGAGCGTTTTCGATAGCCTCTATGAGATCGCTTGCAGAATTGCGGACGGCGAAATGGAGGAGCCGACTTTCCTCCCGATCCTCTACGAGCTGGACGCCCGCGAGGAGTGGACAGACCCGACCAAATGGCAAAAGGCGAACCCGGGCCTCGGGACGATCAAGAAGTATAAGACCCTTGCCGACTTTGTCCAGCGGGCGAAGAACAGCCCCGACGATCTCCCCGGCGTCCTCTGCAAGGATTTCAATATCCGGGAAGTGTCGGCGGCGGTTTGGCTCTCTTTCGACGCCATTAAGAGCGACCTCCGTTTTGAGTTCCAGGACGTCTATAACACCTACGCCCTCGGCGGGTGCGACCTCTCGGCTACGACCGACCTCACCGCGGCGACGCTCCTCATACGCAAGCCGGGAGACCCGATTGTCTATGTTCTGCAACAATATTTTCTCCCGGAAAAGCGCGTCGCACACCTCGAGGAGAAGAACACCAACGAGGCCCCATATCGAAAATGGGCCGACCGCGGCCTCCTCACCATCTGCCCGGGAAACCGCGTCAATTATTCCGACGTCACGGCCTGGTTTTGTCAAATGCGGGACGAGTACAAAATCGACTGCATAAAAGTCGGCTACGACCGGGCCCTCGCGGGTTATTGGGTAGACGAAATGAAATCGAACGGTTTCGACATGGAGGCCGTCGCCCAGGGCCCCTATACATGGAGTCAGCCCATGCGGGAAATGGGCGCCGCTCTCGAGGGAAAACAGGTCAATTACAACGGAAACCCTATGCTCGTATGGTGCTTGACGAATACGGGCGTCAAAAAATCGGGCCTCAACAACATTCAGCCCGTAAAGATCACCGAAAAGCGCAGGATCGACGGAATGGTCTCGCTCCTCAACGCCTGGACGATCTACGTCAAGTATTACGAAGATTTCATGTATAACGTGGGGTGAAAAAATGAACATTCGAGGCCTATTTCAAACCATTTTCGGGAAACGCCCCACGGGCGACGGAGGCTCAAACCTCCCGGCGTTTCGGCTCCTCTCCTCTTTCGACTCGAGCTTTACGCCGTTCTCCGGGCGGGCCTGGGATATTGCGACCGTCCGCGCCGCGGTGGACGCCTGGGCGCGAAACGCGGCCAAAATCCAGCCGAGGCACATTCGGCGGGCGAGCGGGCGCCGCGAGGATATGTCCGACTACATAAACCGCCTTTTGCAGAGCAAGCCCAACCCGTATATGACGGCCTACGCCTTTTATTACCGGGTGGCCGCTCAATTTGCGGTTTACAACAACGCCTTTATTCTACCCGTATTCGACGGCGGAAAGCTCACGGCCATTTACCCGATCAACGCCTCCCGCGTCGATCTCGTCGAGTACATGGGCCAAATGTACGCCCGCCTCACCTTTGCCACGGGCTCGGTCTATACCGTCCCCTACGAGCAGATTATCCACCTCCGCCGTCACTATCTCGATAACGATATTTTCGGCGACAACAACACGCCGTTGACGCCCACCCTCGAGACCGCGGACTCGTTCAACAAGAGTATGAGCAAGTTTGCAAAGCTCGTCTCCGTGATCCGCGGCATACTCAAGGCGAACAGCGTCACCAAACAGGAGGATTTGAACAGCCGCCGCGACGACTTCATTCGAGATAACCTCCGCATGGAGACGAACGGCGCGGGCGTGATCGTCATTGATAACAAGTACGAATATACGCCCATCACGCAAAAGGAAACGCCCCTCCCAGTCGGACAACTCGAGTTTGTGCGGCGGGAGATTTACGACTATTTCGGCGTGAATGAGGACATCGTTCAAAACAAGGCCGACGCCGAAAAAATGGACGCCTTTTATCGCGGCCAGCTCGCCCCGTTTTATATGCAACTGGCCCAAGGCCTCACAAATGCCCTATTTACGGAGCGGGAGCAGGGTTTCGGAAATGAGATCGTTTGCGAGCTGGATCGTATTCAGTTTGAGACCCTCGACAAGCGCGTCTCGGCGGCTCAGTTCTTGACGAATATCGGCGCCGTCTCCCTGGATCAAGTTCTCGATATTTTTGGTTTCCCGCCCATCGGCGGCGAGGAGGGCGCCCGCAGGGTGCAGACGTTGAACATGGTAAACGCCGATATTATCGACAAATACCAGCTCGGGAGCACGGGCCAGACGACGGAGACCGACCCTCCGCCCGACGATCCACAGAAAGGCCCCGAGCCGACAGAGCCGAAAACAGGAAAGGAGGGGCAGTAAATGCCTATCAAGAAAGGCCGAGAATATAGAGCCTTGCAAGATTTCTCCCTCATTCCACGCGAGGGAGAAAACGACGCATATCGCGTCCGTGGTACGGCGGTAGTGTTCGACTCCCCGACGTGCCTTTATGAGTATGACGGAGTCAAATATTACGAGGTGATCGACCGCCACGCCTTTGACGGGTGCGATATGTCCGACGTGATTATGAATTACAACCACGGCGGAAAGGTGGTCGCCCGCCTCCGTAATAAGACTCTGAGCCTCAATATCACCGACCGCGGCGTCGATATGGAGGCCGATCTCTCCGGCACCGCCGCGGGCCGCGAACTCTACGAGGAGATCGACGGCGGCTATATCGACAAAATGAGTTTTTCGTTCTCCGTGCGCGAGTCCAAGTATGACAACGTCACGCACACCCGGACGATTACTAAAATCCGCAAGCTATACGACGTCTCCGCGGTGGATATTCCCGCGTATGAGGAGACGTCCCTCTCCGCGCGATCCTTTTTCGAGGTGGAGCACTCGAAAGAGGTTAAGGTTTTGGAGCAAGCCGCGAGGCGGCGGAGGCTTTTAGCTCGCACTCGTACCTACTCACATACTGACGAATGACAGGAGGAAAGAACCATGTTTGAAAAAAGACGTAAGGAAATCGCAAAGCGCCGCGCCGAAATCCGCGCCATGCTGGCCGGAACCGACGAGGTCGATATGGACGCCCTCGAGCGTGAGCTTGACGACCTGGACAAAGAGGAGCGCGAGCTCGACCGCAGAGAGGCCGCGACCCGCCGCCTCAATGGCGGCATTGATCCCCACCGGGGCGAGCGCGGCGGCCACGGCGACCGTGGCTCCGGCGACGAGGGCGATCCCACCCCGGGCCCCGTCAATCCCATTACTGGCCGCGGCGGCGCTCACGGCGAAGCGGCGGGCGGTGGCCTGCCTTATGGCGTAAACGCTCGCGCGGCCCGCATGGCCGACTTGCAGGGTATCGGCGTCGGTGAGGTCGAGGCCCGCGCCCAGCGTTTCGCGACTGAGCACCGCATGGAGATCACGACCGAGGCCCTCCACCGTTCCCTGACGCTGTCCGGGGGCAATATCGCCCAGCCGTCCCGCGTCTCCGGCATTAACCCCGGTCAGAATGTCGTTTCCGGGATCGTCGATATGGTGCGCGTCGTCCCCGCTGACGGTATGGGCGAGGACTCCGTAGCCTACGAGGTAAGCGGCGGTCAGACCGCGGCCACCAAGAAAGACGACGGCTCCGCCACCCCCGAAAGCACTCCGAACCTCAAGATCGCTAAGATCGTGCCGACCCTGGTAACGACCCTCTCCTATGTCTCCCGCAATATCCAGCGCACGACCCCGCTCAACTATCAGGATCGCGTTTCCGCGTCCGCCCTGAACGCTCTCCGCGCCAAGACGGGAACCCTGATCGTTACGGGTAATCCTGCCGCCACGATCCCCGAGCCTACGGGTATTCTCAAGGCCGCGGCCATCAGCGCCGGAACCGACCTCGAGATTTCCTCCATTGACGAGACCACGCTCCGCAAGATTGCTCTCAGCTACGGCGGCGCGAAGAACGTCGAGGGCGGCGGCGTCCTCCTGCTGAACAAGACCGACCTGATCGCGTTCGGTGACGTCCGCGGCACCAACGAGAAAAAGGCGGTCTATGAGATCGAGTTCTCCGAGGAAAGCACCACAACGGGCACCATCAAGGACGGCGGCCTCGTCGTGAAGTTCTGCATTGTGGACGATCTTCCCGTGCTGTCTGCCTCCGGCACCGCCGCGGCGTCCTACTGCATGGCATACGGCAAGCCCTACGCCTATCAGCTCGATTTGTTCGGCCCCTACTCCGTGGAAGTCTCCCGCGATTACAAATTCGCCGAGGGCCTCCTCGCTGTCATGGGCGAGGCCATGATCGGCGGTAACGTCGTCACCGAAAACGGCTTTATCCGCGTAAAAAAAGCGTAGTTCCATCGGCCAAGACTGAGACGCCCGCGGCGAACCCTGCCGCGGGCCCGGTCGCCAGCGGTACGGAGGTAGAGCTCTCCTCTGCGACCGATGGAGCGAGGATTTATTACACGCTGGACAAGTCTAACCCGACGCAGTCGTCCACCCTCTACGAGAACAAGATCACCATTACGGAGGCCGTGACGATCAAGGCGAAAGCCTACGCGGACGGGCATACCGCCTCGGACGTCCTGACGGCGGAGTACACGATCTCGGGTTAAGGAGGACGCCATGAGCGAGCAAGCGAACACAACCGCCGCGGCGGAGGTCTCCTCGGAGTACCTCTCCGATATTCGTCTCCGGGTGCGCTCGTCCGTCGATAAGCTGGACGGGGAAATTAAAGACCTGATCCTCGCCGCCCGCGCCGATCTCGTGCGCGGCGGCGTCCTCCCGGCCAGGGCGGCGGACGAGACCGATCCGCTCGTAAAGCAAGCGATTTCAACCTATGTCAAGGCGGAGTTTGGCCTCGACAACGACGACGCGGATAAATACCGCGCCTCGTTCAGGGGCCAAAAGATCGCGCTCTCTATGGCCTCGGAGTATATCGAACCCACGGAGGAGGTGTAGCTCTCGTGTATTGGCGAGATATTGCGACCCTCGTCGGCGTGAAAAAAACGGTTAACGAAAACGGCTACAAGGTCGAGGCCGAAGCGCGGCGGGAGGTTTTCGTCAACAAGAAATCCGCGACCCGATCCGAGTTCTACGCCGCCAAACAGGCCGGAGACAAAATCGCCCTTGTCCTCGAGGTGCGAGGATCGGACTATGAGAGCGAGACCAGGATCGAATACGGCGGAAACCCCTACGAGGTCGTGAGGACGTACACCCGAGCAGGCGAGGTTATCGAGCTTAATTGCAAAGAGGCCCCGAAGCCCGCCAAGGGCGCCCAGGACGGCGGCGGAGAGGGGGCGGCGGTATGACGGTCAATAGCCTACTGAAAGACGCTCTCGAGCCCGTGGCGCCCGTCGAGGCCGACACCTACGAGGGCACCGAGCCGACCTATATCACATTCGGGTACATATCCACCCCGACCGATTTCGGCGACGACGAGCCGGAGCATGAGCTTTTATCGATCTCCGTCCACCTATTCGCCCCGACAGGCGAGGACACTATCGAGAAGCGGCGGGCCATTAAAAAAGCCCTGGCCGCGGCGGGTACTACCTGGCCGAGCTATACAAACGCCTCGGACAAAGAGGGACAGCACCACGTTTTCGAGTGTCAGCTCGCCCGGGGAGTGGGGGCGGAATAATGGGAACCATGTCCGTTTCCGGCCTCGACGACCTGATCGGCGATCTCGACGAACTGGCCCGCCTCCCGGACTCCGTAACGGATCAAATACTCAATGCAGAGGCCGACGTAATCGAGGCCGCCCAGCGGTCGGAGGCGTCGAGAATGTGGAAAGGCCCGTATTATACGGGCACGACCGCCGCCTCGATCAAAAAGGGCAAGATCAAGCGGACGGGGCTCGACAAGTCGATCACCGTCGCCCCGCAGGGCCACAACAAGCGCGGCACCCGTAACGCGGAGGTCGCCTTTGTGAATGAGTTCGGCAAAAGAGGCCAACCGGGCCGCCCTGCCCTCAAAACCGCGAACGAGCGGAAAGAACAAGAAGCCGTTGCGGCGGGCGAGAAAGTCTATCACGCCTACCTGGACGGCAAAAAACTTTAATTCTCAATAGGAGGTTTTACTATGGCAAGTTTCGGAGCTAAGTATCCGCATTTTTCCAAGATCAAGACCGAGCCGGACGACGCCCTCCCCACCTACGAGGGCCCGGTCAATATTGGCCGCCTCGTCAAGGCTGATCTCACCGTAAACCTTGCCTCCGGCAAGCTCTACGCCGACGACGAGCTCGCCGAGAGCGTGGACGAGTTCTCGTCCGGCTCGGTGGCTATGGAGACCGACGACATGACGGACGACGTCGCGGCAGAGGTCTACGGGTGCACCGTCGAGGAGAAGAAAGTCCACTACAAGGCGGGCGACTCCGCGCCGCTGGGCGGCCTCGCCTATTACAAAGTCCTTATGCGTAAGGGTGTGAAGCTCTTTAAGGGCTATTTCTACCCCAGGGTTAAGGCCGTGCTCGGAAATGATAACGCCGCCACCAAGGCGGACTCTATCACGTTCGGTACGAACTCCACGACCTTTACGGTTTTCCGTTGCAACTCCGATGATTGGAGAATTACGGAGGAGCTCACCACCGAGGCCGCGGCGAAAGCCTGGGTTAAGGAACAGCTCAAGGGAACCGTCACACCGGGCGGCTAAAGCTGACGCAGGGGGGCGGGGATTTCCCTCGCCTCCCTATTTTCACACTTTGGAGGGCATACCATGAAAGCCGTAAAAATCACCCTCGCCGGGAGAACGCAATACCTCGCCTATACCGGGGAGGCCATGTTTCAACTGCAAGAAAAATTCGGCACCGCGGCGGAACTCCTCGGGGCCATTGGCAAAAACACGCGGGACGGCCTCTCCGTAGCTTGTGAGGCCGCGGCCATTTTGGCCGAGCAAGGCGAGCTCGCCCGCCGACACCTGGGCTACGACAAGGGGCCGATCATCGAGGCGGCCACGATCCGGGCCACTATTACACCGAGCGAGATCGCGGCCCTCAAGCTCGCGATCCCCGCCGCTATGGAGCTCGGCTATGGCCGGGAAGTCGTCGAAGAAAACGACGAGATCGACCTCGGCCTCGCCGAGCTGAACGCGCAAAAAAAAACGACGTGACACGCGCCCACTATGGGCGGATCGCGGCGTTATGCGGCGTCTCCCGGAAAGAGGCGCTCCTCATGCCTCCGGGAGAATTGTTCGATATGTGGGAGCTATGGCTCCGGGCCCGTGGCAAAAAGGCCGTTCAGGACGACTAAAAGGGGCCGCCGCGTGACAGCAACGGCCCCTCCTCGGGAGTTTTTATTCGTGATAGGCATACACGCCGCAGGGCCCGTCCAGGGCGTCAGAAAAGCCGGAATAGACGAAATAGACGGTTATTTCCGCCCCCTCGTCAATCTCGGGAATATTGACCGAGACGGCGGAAATATAGAGGGCCCCGTACTCCGTGGAGAGCTGGATTGTATCATAACCTCCGACGTCGGAGCGGGAGACGATCTCTCCGCGAACCCAAAACGGGGTATCGGCGAGGCCGTTCTCGTCGGCGGCGGTGGTGAAAATCGCGCCGTCTACGGGATAGAAACGGTTTTCCTCGACGAGGGCCTCTTGTTGTATGCTCGGGCGCGGAATACTCCGGGCCTCGTCGGATTGTTCGATCTCCGCTCCTCTCTCCCTCAAAGCCGCTATTGTATCGGCGTCATAAGTACAGGGCGTAAAGACAGGCTCCGCGCCGCGAGATTTTTCCTCGAGCATACCTACGGAAAACGAGCCGACGTCCTCGACGTCGCTCGGGAGGCCGTAAAACCATACCGTGTGCAGATCGTAGGAGTCGGCGGAACAGAGTTCCCCGAAAACGGCCCTCATTTCCTCCTCGGTCGCGCCGTCGCCGATTGCCACGCGATACCCGATCCCGGTCGTCCCACTTTGGACGTATCGGTCGGAGTTTATGAACGAATATTCCGGGACGGCGGTCGTCGGCTCCTCTGGCACGGAGGGTGCCTCGCCGCTGGAACACGCTCCGAGGCATAAGCACATAGCAAGCACAAGCGCCAAAAAAGAAAGTTTCCTCATACTGAACACCTCCAACATAAAGCGAAAATATTTGCATTTCATAGGGCAAGTATAACCCGCCTTTATGGGAATATCAAGTAATTTATTGAGTATTCCCATACACGAAAGGAGCCTCGCCGTATGGCAGTAAGAACGATTTCGACCAAACTCGCCGTTGAGGGCGAGGCCGAGTATAAACAGAAAATAGCCTCTTGCAACTCGGAGTTAAAGACGCTCAAGTCGTCCCTCGCCCTGGTGCAGAGCGAATATAAGAACAACGCGAACAGCATGGAGGCCCTCACGGCGAAAGGTGAGGCCCTCTCTGCTATGCAGACGGCCCAGGCGAAAAAGGTCGCCGAGCTGGAAAAGGCCCTCGAGAACTGCCAAAAGGTACAAACAGCCTACGCCGACCGCGTCGCGGCGGCGGAGGCCAACGTCTCGAAGTATGAGCAAGCCCTCGCGGAGCTGAAAGACTCGACCGGGGACACCTCAGAGGAGCAAGCGGCCCTCACCGCTGAGCTCGAAAAGTGGAAAGAGGAGCTCGCGAACGCCGAAGCCGGACAGAACGCCGCCGAGCGGGGCGTCGAGAACTGGCAACAGCAGTTAAACAAGGCAAAGATCGAGCTCAACGAGACGAACGAGGCTATAAGCGAAAACGATAAATACCTCGACGAGGCCAAAAAGTCAACAGATGGGTGCGCGACCTCTATCGACAAATTCGGGAACAAGGTCAAAGACTCCAAGGACGGAATAACCCAGCTCGCCGCCGCACTGGCCGCGGCGGGCGTCGCTAAGAGTGTGAAAGAGATCGCAGACGCACTCATGGAGTGCTCTCAGGCCGCGGCGGGTTTCGAGACGGCGCTCGCCAAGGTTTCCACCCTTGCCGATACCTCCGTCGTCTCTATGGACACGATCAAAGCCCAGCTTGTGAGCCTCTCCGGCGAGACGGGCGTCGCGGTGGAGTCTCTCGCCGAGGCCACCTATCAAGCCTTGTCGGCGGGCGTGGACACCGCGAACGTGGTCGATTTCGTCTCTACCGCGACAAAGCTATCCGTCGCGGGCTTTACGGAGTCCGCGACCGCCGTTGACGTCGTCACGACTGCCCTCAATGCCTACGGCCTCGCAGGCTCGGACGCCGAAAAGGTCGCCTCCATGCTCGTAAAGACGCAAGACCTCGGTAAAACCAGCGTCGGCGAGCTCGCGGCCACTATGGGCCGTGTGATCCCGACCGCGGCGGCGTATAACGTGAGCCTCGACCAACTCTCCGCCTCCTATGCGATTATCACCGCAAGCGGCACGAATACGGCCATAGCGACGACGAACCTCGGCGCCATGTTTAACGAGCTGGCCTCCGAGGGCGGCACCGTCGCGACGATCCTCGAGGAGCAGACCGGGAAATCCTTTGCCGAACTCATGGCGGACGGCGCAAGCCTGGGCGACGTTATCTCGATCCTCTCGGACAGCGTAGACGGGAACTCGACCGCGTTCTCGAACTTGTGGAGCTCTACCACAGCCGGACAGGCCGCCCTAACGCTCCTCAACCAGGGATCGGAGAAATTTAACGATACCCTCGTAAAAATGCAAAACAGCTCCGGCGCCGTCGAGCGGAATTTCGAGACAATGGCCGATACAACGGAATTTGCACAACAGCGAATGACGACGGCCTCGGAAAACCTGAAAATCGCCATCGGCGACCAACTGAACCCAGCCCTCGAGAAATTGTATTCCGTGGGCGCGGACGCCTTTACCTGGGCGACCGATTTCGTCAATGAAAACCCGTGGCTCGTCAAGGCGATCACGGCGACAACGGTCGGGATCGGCACTCTCGCGGCGGGAGTAACCCTCGCGGCCAACGCCGCGAGTATTGCCGCCGTGGCGCAAGGCGTACTTAACGCCGTAATGGCGGCAAATCCGGCTTTTTTGGTGGCGGCGGGGGTAACTGCCCTCGTGGCCGCTATCGGAACCTTTATCCTCACCCTGGACAATGCAGACGAGGAGACGCGGGCCTTTACCGAGTCTCTCCAGGAAACAAAGTCGGCCTATGAGGAACTCTCCGACTCTATGGCCGAGGAACAGGCCACGACCGCCGCGACGGTGGACTCCCTGCAATCCCTCCTCGAGGTAGAGGAAAAATCCGCCGCTCAAAAGGCCGCAATCGCCGAAATGGTGGCCCAGCTTAACGAGGACGTTCCGAACCTCGGTCTCGCCTACGACGCCGCCACGGACTCGATCAACATGACGACCGAGGCCCTCGACGCCCTGGTCGAACGCGCGGCGGATCAAGAGGAGTACGAGGCCCAGGTCGCCCGCCTCTCGGAGCTTTACACCGAGCAAGCGGAGATAACCTCCCGCCTCGAAGAAGCGCAAGCGGCCCTTGCGGAGGCCCAGGAAACAGGCTCCGGGAATACCTGGACGCTCCAAAACAACATAGACGAGCTCACAACGGCCCTCGAGGACAATCAAGCGCAGATTGCCGCCCTCGAGGAGGAGTCGGCGGAGTTCGGCGCGTGGCAGGAAAAAAGCGCCCAGGCCACCGAGGAAATGACCTCCACAGTAAATGGACTGATCTCCGAAATGGAGGCCCTACAAACGGCCTACGAGGAGAGCCACGCGAAAGCGGTCGAGAGTATCGAGGGACAACTCGGGCTCTTTAATGATCTCGACGGCACGGCCAAAACCTCCATTGATAGCCTGATTGAGACCCTCAAGGGCCAGGTTTCCTATATGGAGACCTACGCCGCCAACATTCAAAAGGCTATGGAACTCGGCGTAGACCAGGGCCTCGTGAAAAAGCTCGCGGACGGCTCTGAGGAGTCCGCTCAGATCCTCGCGGCCATTGTCGAGGGCGGCGAGGACGAGATCACGGCCCTGAACGAACAGCTCGCAAAGGTCGAGGAGGGTAAAAATGCCTTTGGAGATACCGTCGCCGAAATGGAGACGGATTTCTCCGAAAAAATGGCTGACATCGAGAAGCGCATGAAAGATTGCGTGGACGAGCTCGACATCTCCGTGGAGGCCGGGGCCGCGGGCGCCGCCACCATTGAGGGCTATATCGAGGGCGCCGAAAGTATGCGCTCCTCCCTGGTATCGACCTACCGATCCCTCGCCCGGGCGGCAAACAACGCCTATAAATCTACCCTGGACATTCATTCCCCGTCCCGCGTATTCCGTGACGACGGTCGGAATACGATCCTCGGCGCCATTGAGGGCGGAGAGGATATGCGGAGCCAACTCGAGCGGACGTATGAGTCCCTCGCAAAATCCGCGATCCGGGCCTATGAGCGGGCGCAGCCGAAAGGCACAGAGGCCGACGCCGTCGCCGCCCAGCAGAGGCAGACCGCCGCGGTCGTCGCCGCGGCCACCGAGAAAGTGGGCGGCGGGGGCTCGACCTATCAATTCCATATCGAGAAAATGGAAGTCCGGGACGACCAGGACGTCGAGCGCGTGGCCCAAGAGCTCTATTACATGACGGAGCGGGAAAAAAGATCGAGAGGAGGCGGTAGCCTATGAGCGGATTTTCCTTTAAGGGCGTCCATAGTAGCAAATTCGGCATTTACACACAGGATCAAAGCCGGACACTCCTCCCGCCCAAGCGGGAGGGAAAAATCACGATCCCCGGGCGCTCCGGCTATTACGACGACGTCGGAGCGGTCTATAACGAGCGGGCCGAGAGCGTCCTTTGCTCGTTCGTCTGCCCGGAGGGAAAGACCGTCCCGGAGGTGTGCCGGGAAATTGCCTACTGGCTCTCAGGCTCCGGGCGACTGATTTTCGACCGCGAGCCTGACAAGTATTATCTCGCCAGATTGTCGGGCGGGCCGCCCATGTCTCAACACCTCAAATATGGCGAGTTTACGATCACATGGTCGTATAACCCGCCCTTTGCATTTGGAAAGACGATCACCGAGCCGCTCAAGAACGGCGAGAACGTGATCGACTACCAGGGGACGGCGGAGGCCCCTTGCGTGATCGTGCTCCGCAACACGTCGGAAACAGATATTTCAAACGTAACCATTACAGCCATAAAAAGGAGTGTTTAATCATGTATGCTTGCGACTACCTGGAAAACGGCGTCCTGAACGTCCTCCGCGGCGTCACCTTTGCGGCCCCCGCGAAAGTCTACCTTGCTCTCTACCTCAACGACCCCGGCGAGGACGGGGCGAGCGGTACGGAGGTAAGCTATGCGGGATATAAGCGGATCGAGATTGATTTCTCCTCCCCCGCAGAGACAAACGGCGGTATCGGCGTCCAAAACCTCGAGGACATTACTTTCCCGACACCCGTCACCGCGGCGGGCACCATTACACACGTCGGTATTTTGGACTCCCTCGCGGGCGGCAATATGCTTTGCCGCGGCGAGCTCGTGGAACCCCTCGTAATCGGCGCCGACGAGCCTCCCGTGTTCCTTGCCGGAGACGTCCTTTTCTATCTCACGGGAAACCTCTCGAGAGCGTGGAAAACTAAGGTTTTGAACATTCTCCGCGGCCAGTCGATCCAGGGGATCGCGCCTTATTTCTCCCTCTGGAACGGATCGCCGGAGGCGGGCGGCTCCGAGCTCTCCGGCGACAACTACGCCCGCGCCGCGCTCACGTTCGGCGCCCCCGCGGAGCAGACCTCGGGACAGATTATCGCTCGGAACTCCGTCGCGACCGCGTTCAACCGTCCCTCTACGGCGTGGGGCACCTGGACACATTCGGCCATCTACTCGGCCTCCTCGTCCGGCGAGCCCGTGTATATCAAGGCCCTTGTCGAGTCGGTGGAGATCAAGAAAGGATATATGCCGACGATTGCCGAGGCCGCTATCGAGGTGGGGATTAACTGATGTTTGAGAGGAGATATAGCCTCGCGAAATTTTCCGTCAATCTCGAGACGAAAACAATCGAGATCGCGGAGACGTTCTCCGAGGCTTTGAACTCCGTCGCGGGCGTGGCGATCCCCGTAGACGTCCGCGAACGGTACGCCGACGCCGTCCAGGGCTACACCAGAGGGACGATCTCGGTCGTCTCCACCATGAGCACGACCGAGGCCCTCTCCTCCGCGGTGAAAATGTCGGCGAACATTGTCGCCCGGTTTACGGCGGCAGAACGGCTCGCGGCGGAGGTGGAGGCAATAAAGAACCTCCGCGCCGCCCTGGCGTCCGCTGACAGCCTCGCGGCGGCGGTGCAGGGATCGAAGCATATCCCGACAATACTCGCGGCCTACGAGGCCCTAAACGCCAACGGGAGCGCCTCGAAAAATATTTGCACCGCCTTTGTGGCGGCGGATATTCTCACGGCGATCATGGACGCCACCTCTCAGACGGCGGAGGTCGTGCTTATGCAAGTCACCATTCCGCCCGGGGGCGAGCTCCGGCTTGATAGCGACGTTTTCCTCGCCATGCTGGACGGGGAAAACGTGCTCTATGCTCAGTCGGGAGACTGGATCAACGTCTCGAGAGAGCTCCTCCGCCTGATCGTGGAAAGCGCGACCGGGGGCGATCTCGAGGGACAGATCATCTATACGGAGAGATATTTATGATTGAAGTATTCGATAAGACGCGGCGGCGCGTGGCGATCCTTGAGAACGCCTACGCGGCCTCCGAGTCGCAGAAAATCAACTCCGTGTGGTATTTCTATTTTTCCCTCCCATACGGAGACTCAAAAAACGAGTATTGTAAGCCGTTCTATTACGTCCGCCCGGACGGCGGGGAGCTCTATCGGATCATGCCGGAGACCCTATCCGTCTCCGAGTCGGGCGGGATTTCCTATCAATGCGAGCACGTCCTCGCGACACTGATCGACAATGTCCTTTTCGGCTACCATGTCGTCGGAAACCTGGGCGTCTACACAGCCGACGTGATCCGTTATATCCTGGATCACCAGCTCGTGAAAAATTGGGTGCTCGACGAGTGCGATTTCCGAAATCAATTTGAATACGGGTGGGAGCAAGAGTCGCTCCTCTCGGCGCTTTTCTCCGTCCTCTCTCCGCTCTCGTCCCCTATGATCGTCACAGATACCACCGTTTACCCGTGGCGCCTCTCCCTGAAAAAGCTCGTCACGACCGGGCGGCCTGAAATGTACGTCCGGCGCCGCTACAATATGACGAGCTACACACGAGGCCGTGATCCTCAGAATATCGTTACCCGGCTTTATCCGCTGGGCTACGGCGAGGGCATAAACCAGCTCAATATTAAGGGCGTAAACGACGGCGTCCCGTACATTCAGAGCCCGAAAGAAATCACGGACAAGTACGGGATCATTGAAAGGGTGTGGATAGATCGGCGGTATGAGGACGCGGCCTCCCTCAAGGCGGCGGCGGAGATCATGCTCTCAGAACTGCAAGAGCCGCTCGTTTCCTACTCCGTGGGTTTTCACGAACTCACGGCCTCAGACTATGATAAGGCCGCAATCGGAAAGCGCGTCCGTATTATCTTCCCGGAGGTCGGGGACTCCGTCGATACCTACATAACCGAGCTAACCAGAAAACGGGACGATTTGAAAGAGTCCACGATCACCGTCGCCAACCGGGAGACCTCTATCGCGGCCTCTCTGGCCGATATGGCGGATCGTCAGCGGATCGAGCAGACCTACGCCCAGGGCGCGACGCAGATTTACAGTCAAGCCCTCCAAGCCAACAGCGCCCCGGACTCCGGGGCGACAATGGATTTCTTTCTCCCATCGGAAATGCGGATCGTGAATAAAGTCCTCGTAAAGGTACGTATAAAAAAGTTCCGCGCATACTCCAAGGCCACGGAGGCGGCGGAGAGTAAGACCATCACCTCGAGCACGAGCGACGAGGACACCCGGACGAGCTCGTCGGGCGGCAGAACCACCGCGACGACCACCTCGGGTGGCGGGACGTACACCTCCACCACCTACGAGGCGAAAAAGACGCTCACGGCGACCGCGGTTATTCTTTCCGCCGAAAACATCTATCCGACCGAGGCGGCCATGTATAACGCCGCGAAGCATAACCACGGCATACCCGACCGCGTAAAGCTGGCCGTTTACGGCGGAAAGGACGCCAACGGGAACGTGATCGCGGACGGCTACGCGACCTTTATCGAGTCCGGCGCCCATTCCCACGGAGAGCACGACCACGAAATCACGATCCCGCGGCACAACCACGAGGTAGAGATCGACGATCACTCCCACAAGGTAACGATCCCGGCCCATACGCACGATATTACGATCCCCGGCCATTCCCATAAGGTCACGATCCCCGGCCACGAGCACAAGATCACGCCCGGTATTTTCGAGTACGGCAACCCTCAGAATTTTTCCCTCTACGTCAACGGGGAGAAAAAGGCGGATTTCGCCGGGAGAAATGCCGAGCTCGATATAACGGCCTTTTTGGTAGGCTCGGACAACATGATCCCCCGCGGGAGCTGGCTATCGCTCGAGGTGAGGCCGGACGACCTCGCCTATATCAGTATCGACCTTATCGTCCAGGGCTTCATACAGTCCCGCGGCGATAACACAGTTTGACGGAGGTGCAACCCATGAAACCCATGTATTACGGTATTCCGTTCTCGCCTCAAGCCACCCTCACGGACACCATCGGCGCGGCGGACACCATCATAAAAGTCTCGGACGTCTCGGCATTTCCCGACGCTCCGAACTACGCCACAATCGGCACCGACGAGGGCGGCGAGACGATCCTCTATACAGCCAAGACGGCAAACGCCCTCTCCGGGTGCACCCGCGGCGTCGAGGGCTCCGCGAAGTCCTGGAACGCGGGCGAGCTGATCGGTCGCAACTACACCGCGGCGGATCACGCGGCCATGATCGACAATATCAAAGACGCGGCCAAGACCGCGGAGGCGGACGGCGTCACCTTTGACGACGGCGAGACATTTCAGGAGAAATATAACTCCGGGGAGCTCAAGGGCGGCAGGGGCGACCGAGGCGAACAGGGCCCCGCAGGCCCGGGCGCGAATGAGATCGTCGTCACGCTTCCCGTGAGCGGGTGGTCGAACGGCGCTCAGACCGTGCAGAACGCGGGCCTCGTCGTCTCCGGCTACGGGTATATCATCACCCCTGACCCGGACAGCTACGGCGCCTATACCTCCGCCGTGATCTATGCGGACAGCGTCACCACGGAGGGACAGATCACATTCCATTGTGAAGAAACACCGACCGAGACCCTCAAGGTCTCGATTATGAAAATCAAAGTGGAGGGTTAAATATGGGAAACGTGTATAACATGGTCGGCGGCGGAGGTGGGATCAAGCTCGTCTCGATTGCCGTCACGACGCCGCCCACGAAAACGAGATACCTCTCCGGTGAGAGTTTCGACCCCGCGGGAATGGTGGTAACGGCGACCTATTCCAACGGCGCCAAGCTGGCCGCCACGGGCTACGCCGTGGAGCCGAGCGGGCCTTTACTGGACGGCGTGACGAGTGTCACGATCCGATATACCGAGGGCGGAAAGAGCGTCACAGCCTCCCAGGCCGTGACCGTGATCCCGAAACTCGTCTCGATTGCAGTCACCACGCCGCCCACAAAGACGGCGTATCGCTACGGAGAGGCGTTTTCCGCGGCGGGAATGGTCGTAAAGGCCGCCTATACGGACGGGAGCACGGCGGCGGTAACGGGCTACACGACGAGCCCCTCGACCTTTACCTCCCTCGGGAGTCAGAGCGTCACCGTGAAATATACGGAAAACGGCGTCTCGGCGGCGGTGACAACGCCCGTCACCGTCTCCCGTGCAGTGATCTCCACAGTCCCGAGCCAGAGCGGGAGCCTCACCTATACGGGCTCCTCGCTCTCGCCGAACTGGAACAACTACAATTCGGCACAACTGACGCTCGGCGGGACGACGTCGGCCACGAACGCCGGAACCTACGCCGCGACCTTTACTCCGACCTCTAACTATGAGTGGAGCGACGGAACCACGGCGGCGAAGTCCGTAAACTGGACTATCGGCAAGGCCGCGGGCAGTCTGAGCATTTCCCCGACCTCCCTCACGCTGGACAGCTCGAACCCGACCAGGACGATCACCGTCACGCGGGCGGGTAACGGTACGATCTCCGCCGAGTCCAGTAATACCAGCGTCGCAACCGTCAGCGTGAGCGGGACGAAAGTCACGGTTTCCGGCGTCAATCAAAAGAGTGGCTCCGCGGTTATCACGATCAAGGTCTCCGCGGGCACCAACCACAACGCCCCCACGAATAAGACTTGCAACGTGACGGCGGCCTTTGTCCGTATTTACGGCGTCACCTGGGACGGCTCGAGCACGACGGCCCTCACCAGGACGGACGACTCGGCCCTCTTTGCTGATCCCGTCCCCGCGGTGGGAACCGGGGCCGGGAGCTCTCCCTTTGATAACTGCCTCCCGTGGTCGGGCATGACAAAGGTAACGGACGGAAATAACACCCTCGTAAAAATCCCGAAATTTTGGGTAAAGGTGACGCACTCGCCCTTTAAGGTGCAGATCGCAGACCAGGCGACAGACGGTTTCCAGGTCTCCCCGGCCCACCGAGACCGCGGTGACGGCGTCGGAGAGCGCGACGTCGTCTATATTGGCCGCTACGAGTGCAATTCCTCCTATCAGTCCAGGACGGGCCAGTCTCCGAAAGTGAATACCTCCCTCTCCTCGTTCAGGAGCGGGATTAAGGCCCTCGGAACCGGATATTATCAAGCGGATTTCGCCTTGCAACTCACGCTTTGGTATCTCTACCTCGTCGAGTTCGCGAACTGGAACGGACAAACCAAGATCGGGCGCGGAAACGTGGACTCCGGCTCCGTTATCAATACGGGCGGAACCGACTCCATGACCTACCACACGGGCCGCGCCGCGGGCACGGACGGAAACGTCGCGATCCAGTACCGCAATATTGAAAATTGGTGGGGAAATGTGCTCGAGTGGCGCGACGGAATTATTTTCTCCGGCGCGAATATTTGCACCTACAACAACCCGGCGAATTTCGCAGACACCTACAACGGCACGGGCGCCACCGTAAGAAGCAACACGCGAGCGACCTCGGGCGGGTGGATCAAGGCGTGGGGGCATGACTCCTCCGATAATTCCTTTATCTACCCGAACACGGTCGGCGGCTCCGACACGACCTATGTCCCGGATTATTGCTACTATGACTCCGGCGTCCGTGGGCTCTATGTGGGCGGCTACTGCGACAGCGGCACCAGCGCGGGGCCGTTCTGCCTCTACGGCCACAGCGCGCCCTCCTACGCGGACTCCGTCCTCGGCTCGCGGCTTCAAAAACTCCCCTCGGCGGCGTAAGCCGCCCGGGGGTTTGGGGGTCGCAACCCCCATAAAAAACCTCGCAATTTAGGGACTGGCTACGCCATGCGACCGGGGTCTCCGTTTTCCGGGCCCGGATTATTGCAACTATAACTCCGGCGTCCGTGGGCTCTATGTGGGCGGCAACTACAACAACGGCACCAACGCGGGGCCGTTCTACCTCAACGGCAACAACGCGCCCTCCAACACGAACTCCAACCTCGGCTCGCGGCTACTTATTCCATACCCGAAACTCCGCGTAGTCTTTTCCTCACCGCTCGGTGAAAATTTCGCCGCAGGGACACGGCCAAGTAAGCCCGATATGGATTTGAAAGGCCGTGAGGTGAATAAGAAAAATTATTTACGTCCGAAAGGCGACCACAGCATGAAAAATACAAAACGGATCGGGTATCTCATGGAGAAACTTTGCACTCGTGAGAACGCCCTTTTAGCAATCGAGGCAGTCAATGAGCCCCGGAAGAAGAATAAAACGGCTCAATGGGTGGAGAGCACGAAAGAGGCCCGGGCGGACGAGCTTTGCGAACTCCTACGGGATTTCCGCCCGAAAAAGCCCCGGACATTTCCTCGCTACGACTCCACGGCGGGGAAATGGCGCGAGATCAACGAGCCCGCCCTATGGCCGGATCAATACGTTCACCACATGATCGTTCAAGTCCTGGCCCCTGTCCTCATGCGCGGAATGGATTTCTATTGTTGCGGGAGCATACCAGGCCGGGGCCCGCACCGCGCCCGGAAAGCTATTGAGAAGTGGCTCGAGAAAGACCAGAAAGGCACAAAGTACGCCGCCGAGCTGGACATAAAGAAATTTTATCCCTCCCTCTCTCCGCGAGAGGTTATGCGGTTTCTCCGGCGAAAGATCAAGGACGAGGCTTTTCTCGGCCTCATTTGGCGGATCATCAATGACGGTATCAAGATCGGGTTTTACATTTCTCAATGGCTCGCGAACGCAGTCCTCGAGCCGCTCGACCACTATATCCGGGAAAAGCTCGGAGACGGCGTCCGTCATTACGTCCGCTATATTGACAACCTGACTATTTTCGGCCCCAACAAAAAGAAACTTCATCGGGCAATCCGGGCGATCATGGAGTTTTTGGGGAGAATGGGCCTCCGCCTAAAGGAGAATTGGCAACTCTACAACACCCGCAAACGCATGGTGAACGCGGTCGGCTACCGCTACAAGCGGGGCTTAACCATAATCCGCAAGAAAAACCTACTCCGCCTGAAAAGACAATGCACCCGGGCCCGGAAACGGATCACGGCCCACCGCAAAATAGCGCCGATCCAGGCACGGGGAATTTTATCACGGTCGGGACAGCTAAAGCATTGTGCCGGGTGGAGCCTCTACGATAAGCACGTCCGGCCTATCGAGAAAACAATAAAGAGCGTCGTCCGGGAGGCGTCGCGAAAGGAGAGAATATTATGCTCGAGTACATGATCGGAACCACGAGACGGAACGGGAAAAGCCTCCGCTATCTCCGTATCAAGTCCGACGCCGAGATCGGCCTCACGGGCGACCTCGTCACATTCACGCAGACCCAGGAGGACAAGGTAAGCGTCTACGAGGTGATCGTCGGCGATCTCCTCCGCGAGGAGTCCAGCGACGGGCTCTTTTATCGGTGGTATGAGGTCGAGAGCGTCCTTGTCGAGACCGATCACACGCCACAGCTCGCGGCGGAGGTCGAGGACATGGCACAAGCAACCGTGGCCGCCTCTATCGTCTTTACCGTTATGGCCGAGGCGGGACAGATCGACGACACCACGGCGGCGGAGAACGCCTCGCAGTTTGCCGAATGGGCCTATCCCGTTGCATATAAGGCCGGAGCGATCCGCCTCCACGCGGGCCGCCTCTATCGTTGCGTCCAGGCTCACACCTCACAGGAGAATTGGACGCCGGACGCCGCGGCGAGCTTGTGGGCCGAGATCGCCGATCCCTCCGAAGAGTGGCCGAAGTGGGCCCAGCCCATCGGGGCCCATGACGCATATAGCGCCGGGGCCAAGGTCTCCCACTCTGAAAAGAAATGGACGTCCGATCTCGACAATAACGTATGGGAGCCCGGGGTTTACGGGTGGACGGAGGTTAAAGACCTGGACGCCATGACCGTCGCGGAGCTCAAGGAGTACGCCTCAGAGAACGGGATCGCGCTCACGGGATTAACACTAAAGGCGGATATTTTAGCGGCGATCAAGACCGCCGAGGGGGTGACGGCATGACGGGCGAAGAAATGGCCGTAAAGCTGGCCGAGACGGAGGCCCGCAGTAAATCGAACACGCACAGGCTCGACCACCTCGAGAAAAGCACGGAGGCAATAAACCGCCTCGCGACCTCGGTCGAGGTTATGGCGAAAGAGCAGAAGCACCAAACGGAGGCGATCAAGGAGGTTAAAACCGACCTCTCCGATCTCTCCGGCAAGGTGGAGAAGATCGAAGCGGAGCCGGGGAACCGCTGGAAAACCCTCGTCGAGAAAGTGATCCTCCTCGTCACCGCGGCGGTGGTGGGCTACATATTGGCCCGGGTGGGGCTATGAGCGGGAAATATGAGGCGAAAACGCCCTCTCGTCTCTCCCGGCTCGTGAAGCGGATCGGGAAAATTCCTCACCTATTCGCAAAGGCGACAATCGCCTATTGTGTGGCCGCCGCCTCCGGGGCGAGCTGGTACGCGCTCCGTATCATGTCCAGGACGGGAAACGACCCCGCGGCCCTCCTGGGCGTGATCCTCGGCTTTTTCGGCGGCGAGCTCCTCTTGCTATGCCTGAAAACCGTCCTCAAAAAGGACGACAAGGAAGAACCAACAACAAAAGATTTAGGGGACACCGGGATTTGACCCGGGGAAAGGACTACACCATGAATGAAAAGATCATCAAGCGTATCGCAAACCTCCTCTCCGTGAAATCCATTGTCACGATCACCCTCACGGCGGTTTTTGCCTACCTCGCCGTTACGAACAAAATCGCGCAGGACTTTATGACCGTGTACGCCGTCGTGATCGCGTTCTATTTCGGCACTCAGACCCAGCGCGAACAGAGCACCACGGACGGGACTCAGACCACTGAGGAGGGAAAGTAAATGAACTCGGCCGACTTTATCGCAAAGGCGCTCTCTATCGCCCGGGACTATAAGACCTCGTATATTTGGGGCGGCCTCGGCTCGCCGATCACCGACGCGAGTCTCACCCGGGCGGCGAACGCCTACGCAAAGAATACGGAAAAGGGGTGGATTGACGCCGCTCGCCGCTACGCCGGAAACCCCAAGGCGTTTTATTTCGATTGCGTGGGCCTCATTAAGGCGATCTTGTGGGGGTGGAGCGGGGATAGCGCCAGAACCTACGGCGGCGCCACCTATCCGACCATGAACCAGGTACTCGCGGGCGCCTGCCCAGACATTTCGGCGGACGGTATGATCTCGATTTGTTCCGGCGTCTCGACCGATTTCTCCGGGATCGCGCCCGGGGCGGCGGTGTGGACGACGGGCCATATCGGAATTTATGTCGGCGGCGGGCTCGCGGTAGAGTGTACGCCCGCATGGAAAAACGGCGTACAGATTACCGCCGTCGCAAATATCGGAAGTAAATCCGGGTACAACGCCCGGAAGTGGAAAAAGTGGGGGAAAATCCCCTACGTTACCTATGAGGAGGAAATCGACATGAGCAACGAAGAATTAAAGGCCCTGATCCGTCAGACCGTGAAAGAAGTCCTCGACGAGGAAAACCCCGTCTATAAGGACTTGAAAGACGTCCCGGAATACTGGAAAGGCGCCGCGGCGGCCTTGCTGGACTCCGGCGCCGTCAACGGCGGGACGCCGAAAGAGGTATGTGCGACTGACCTCAACCTCCGCAAGGAGACCCTCAAGGCCGCGATCGTGGCCGTCATGTACCACGAGGCCAGAGAGAAAGCATAACCCGAGCGGGCCGGAGGAAACTCCGGCCCTTATTTTTTCGAGCTATGGAGTATTCCCATAAGAACCCGAGGAAAATATGTTAATGTCAATTAGAATATTGGATATTACCATAGGAGGAACTCGGGCGAGTGAGAAAATTTCAATTTGAGGGCAAGGGGAACGTATCGGGCGACCGCGTCCGGGAGCTACGACTCCGAGCCCGCCTATCACAAACGGCCCTCGCGGCGAAAATGCAGACAGAGGGCGCGATCATTGAACAGGACGCAGTTAGCCGGATCGAGAGCGGCTCTCGCCTCGTGACGGATTACGAGCTCCTCGCCCTGACGAAAATTTTCAACGTCTCCGCCGACTGGATTATAGGCGCAGACCAGAAACCGCCCCGGGATTGATTTCCCGAGGCGGATATTTTTTGCAAAAAAACTATTGACATACTGCAAGCAGTATGGTATTATAATAAGCGAAAGGAGGATAAAGCATTGAGCAAAAAACGCAAAAAGAAAAGCGGCAACAAGGCCAAGCCGGACAGCTACATAAACCTTGTTACCGCGATCCTAAACCTCGTGATTGCCATTCTACTGCTGATAGAAAAGCTCACCGAGTAAAGGGCAGGGGGAGCAATCCCCCTCGCCCTTGCATAGTAACATGAAACGGGCTCAATGTCAAACCGTCATGGACACAGTCATTTATATTTTGTGCGGAGTGAGTATCACCCTCGCGGTATGCTCTATCGTTATCAACGTGAGGAGGCGGAAACGTGGAAGAAAGCAAGAGAAAGACTAAGACCTCGACGGCGGTAAAGTCGAGATACAATCAAAAGGCCTACGACGTGATTTCCGTCCGTGTGCCGAAAGACCTCGCGGCGGCATTTCGGGAAAAGTGCGACGCTGAGGGGGCCGTCCAGGCTCAAATTATCAAACGAGCGATAGAGGAATTTTTGCAGAAATGA